ATCTGGCGTTCTTTGATAAACCAGTCGCGCACCAGCGCGTAGCAATCGAGAACCCCATGCGACCACTGACGCCCGACCAAGGGGGCGATGTAGCCAGAAGGGATGAGTTCTGACCACTCCCCAGATGGAAAACTGACGATGTGCCAGATGAGACCACTGGCCTCGCAGGCAACGCGATCAGCCTGACTCGGTTCAGACGCAAGCCCTGGGTGGCTATGTACGACGCCAACGATTTCACCCTCGGTATCTGCTGCTGCATAGTCTTCGGGATGGATCACGAACTGGTCGGACCCGACGCCGATATTGCGACAGCGGATATAGGTCTCTCGACCTTTACGGATAACCAAGAGCCCACAAGCTTCTCGTGGAAAAGCCTCGCGGGCGTGTTCGAACGCCAGCGTTTGGTTCGAAGCCAGCATCAGCGAAACAGTCCTGCTGCGGGGAATCCCCCAAATGGCAGCTCAGACGTCTGGCCAAAGCGCGCCTGACAAGATGAGAGCCGCTTGCCGCAGATATCTTGAGAGCTGGCAGTGACTCTTTGGTCGTTCGCATCAAAGTAATGGGTGCCGGTATAGCCACATTCACTGCTGCGATAGCGCCACGGACAAACGTTTTGCACGATCTGCCGGCGAGGCAGATTCACCCCCTCCAAGTCAAAGGAGGCAGCGAGTTCGAACTCGATCACATCGCGTGTCTCGCGTGATTTGCGATCGATGTAGTAGATATCATCGGCAAATTCAGCAGAGGGGTCTGCAGTGGGATTGACGCCTCCCGGAAAATTTACCGCATCCAGATATTTGGTAAGTGTGCGCTTGCGGGTAATTTTTGCGCCGACCAGATCCTGGTAAGTGAGTACCAAGGCAGTGATCGCGCCAGTGATGTTGGCGACCTTCAGTTTGGGTCTGGGGATCTGCCCGTTACCGTTGAATTCAAACCCTTCGACCTGAATCGGGAATGCATCATAAGCGTTACCTTTCCAGACTACACGCTGCTGTAATGCATTGGTGCCGGCGTGAAAATAAACCATGCCCTGACCAAAGAGTGATAGATCCAATACGAAAAGCTCAATAACAGCACTGGGTGCGAGCTTTTGTATTTCAGCGTGGATGGCGGAGGAAGTCATGGATCAGATCACAGATCACAGATCACAGATCACAGATCACAGATCACAGATCACAGATCACAGATCAAATACTTGCTTGAACGTGGCACGTACGGTTTCGATGTTGGGCTCGTCCACAGACCGACTCCATTCCTCGCAGATAAATTTGCCCACCACACCTGCAGGCGTGGTCCATGTAAACGATTCGACCGCACCGCGCGCGCGCAAAAAGGCATCAATTGCAGCAGCCTCGGTCGTTGTTTTGCCTCGAAACTCCAGTGACCACACTTCAGGCTGCGTGTTGATCCCAAAAGCCAATCGCTGCTCGTAGCCGTCCCCAAAGGCCACGCGTCGAACGGTGGGGCGAATCGTGAGACTCGCTCCCGTCGAGGCAATCCAGGTGAAGGTCGCCATTTAGAGGGCTCGCCGCGAATCCAGTAGGCCGCCTGCGCGCTTTTGCGCAAGCAGTTCTTGCCGAACGGCGCTGGCAATGGCCCGCCCCAAATCCCGCCCACCCGACTCATCCCCACGAGCCGCTGTACCTGCCTCGGTGAGATTCACGGAAATATTAAAAACGTCGCCACCGGCAGCACCCGCTCCGTTTCCTTGCAAAGACACCGGGATGGTTCGACCATCAGGCAGCGGTACATAAGCTTCAGGCCGGGAGCCTTCACCAAAGAGCGCTAATTGGGGAGAAGTTGCCACGCCTCCCGACGCATAAGCGCGAAGCGGGACAGGACCGCTGCTGCTCATGATGCCGCCATCGGCAAACGGGAACATGGAACCGATTGCCTTGGCCAGTGGCCCGGTAATGGCGCTTTGTATCTGTATTCGGATAAGGTCTGTAATGATGGATTGCGCAAGGCTCCTGAAACTCAACTTGCCCGTCAAAACAAACTGCGTCAGTGCATCGGTCATGCCGGTGAAAGCACTGCGGGTAGCGTTTTCCATCTGGCGACCAACCTGCGAGGCTTCTTCCGAGACGTCTTTCAAAGCTTTACTGATACCTGCTGACGGATCAGAGAGTTCTCTTGCCCGCTGAGCCAACTGTTCAGACGCGGTCGCTGCTCGCTGAGCGGCTTCAGCAATGCTTTTGAAGGTGTCCGCGAATTTTTCATTACCCGGCGAGACTGAGGCAATAGCTTCAGCCTGAGCTGCGAGCTTGGTCAACTCCTCGGCACTTCTCTGCCGGGCTTGCGAGAGCAAGGTTAAGGAGGCGACTTCGGAGATCGACCGAGATTCGCGCTGTGTCTTGATCTGCTCTTCAATTGAAGCCAATTCCATCTGACCACGCTGCGCCTGCTCTTGCAGATCTTTTAAGGTCTCTGCGGGCTGACGAATCAAACGCTCGGTATTGGACTGCTGCGCATCGCGCTCCAACGTTGCCCGTTTTTTGGCGATCTCGGACAATTTGTCTTCATACTTCAGCTTGTCTTGAACCGTCTTGGCGTCTTTTCGCAGAGCGACTTCAAGCAACAGTTCCTGCTCGGCGTAAAGTGCGCCGATTTTATTGACGAAATCTTCTTGTGCGGCGACACGTGCCTGGCTGGCTTCTTTGAAACTGATGTAGCCGGCGTTTTCATATAAGTCGATCAATCGCTGGCGGTCTTTCAAGATGCCAGACTCTTCATCAACCAAGCGCTGAAGCTCTTTGACCTCGTTATCAATCCCGGCCATCGACTGACTGGCATTGATCGACGATAGTTTGAAAAAACTCTCCAGATTCGACTGCGATGCCTCTCGCTCCAGGTTCGAGCGTTTGGACGCGATTTCAGACAGCTTCTCCTGCAGCTTTAATTTATCCTGGGTCGACTTTGCGTTGGTCTGCAGACTCCTTTTAACCAATGCTTCTTCCTGATCGTAGATCGATCGTATTTTGGTCAAATAGGCTTCTTCGGCGGCTGCGCGCGCTGTGGCTGCTTCCTCGGTGCTGATTAAGCCTGAACTCTGATAGGTGTCGATGATGCGCTGCCGGTCGCGCAAGAGTGAACTTTCTTCACCAACAGCGCGATCCAGAGCACGGACCTGATTCTCCATGGCGGATAAGGCATTGCTCGCATTCGCACCATCGGCTGTGTTGTAGTTCAGACGCTTGCGCGGTGCGTCTGGTCCGTGCTCGCCACCGCCAGCACCCCGGCGAATCGCCTCGAAACGCTTCTCTAAGGCGTCTGCCAAGAGCGGCATATTCCACAGGTCCGCATAATTCTGGTTCGCCTGCCGGACAATCTCGTTGCGCTTGGTGAGTGCTTCTTTCAGTTTCGCGCGGTTTTTTTCTGAGAAGGGATTCATCCCTTCACCACCACCCAGGAAGGTCCCGGCTAATTCAATATCAGCCCAGACGGCTTGGAAGCTGCCGACCACAGCTTGCACGGACTTGCCAATCGCCCGCAGTGCATCGATGACCACCGCCAATGAGTAGGCTGCGGTCTCTGCCCAGGTCGTAATCGACTTGTCCTGCTGGAGCTTTTGCATTCCTTTGACCGCATCGTCCGAACCCAGCAAGATTTTCTTGAGCTCCTCGCCCAAGGCATTCATCGCAGGAACCGATGAGGTCACAATCGTCTGGGCGATGTAGCTGTATTCGGCCCGGGTTCTCGCCATGGCTTTGATGGCGTGCTCGGCAGCGAGGACTTGTTCTTCCGTAAGTCGGATATTCAAGTCTTGGTTCTCGGCCAAGTCCTTCAAAAATGGCAGCATGCCGGCGCCGGACTTGCCGAACAACTCCATCGCAATCGCGGTCTTGCCCGCGCCATCTTCGAATTGCGCCAGTTTTAACGCGATGTCATTCATCACCTCAGCCGGATCGCGCAGATTGCCTGCCGTATCCCGAGCATCCACCCCGAGAAACTGCAAGGCCTTGGTGGCGCCGGCCGTCTCATCGTCCACCCCGGCCATCCCCTTGGCTAACTTGGCCAGACTCCCGCCAATATTCTCAAGGGTGGTGTGCGAAATGGTCGCCACCGCCTGAAATCCCGATAGCGCCTCGACACTGGCGCCTGTTTGCTCGGAGAGCCCCTGTAAAGCGGCCGCAGCCTCCATGGTTTGAAGAACGAACTCCTTGATAGCGGCAACCGATGTCACACCCACGGCAAGCGCAAAGGCGGACTTGGCCACATTGGCGACACTTTGCAATGAGGCCTTCATCTCATTGGCGTGCTTATCCAATAGACGCGCGCTTTTCCCCAGATCCGCCTGAAACTCGGCCGTCTCAGCGGCAAGCTTGACGACTAAGGAACCGATATCAGCCATGTTTCTTCAGTCTATGGGCGAACATGGCTTTGAATCGGCGAATGTTCTGCTGGGATTGATCGGGTGGAGACTGCTTTTTGATGAACGGCATGAAATCATCAGGTGCGAAGGGACGGGTATGCGGAGACCGGTGGGCGTTGGCAAAGGTAGCCGCAATCAGTCCGCCTCTAAAATCCGCCCGAAACTCCCCGAAAGGCTCCAATTCATAGAAGGCCATCCACTCCGAGAGTTCATCTGAGCCAATTTTCTGCAGCAAGTCACGCACCGTCATGCCCAAAGCCAGCGCCAGCCGAAAGGCAAAGCGGCGCAATGGCCGGGCATCTAGGCTTTTTTTGCGGCGTCGACCGCATCCGTGCCAATACCGTTGACGCGCTGGGCAACCGTAAACACCCGATCCAGTGCGCGAGCGCTCTTATTTCCCAGTGCAGCCACCTCGGCGTCAGTAAACAGTCGCGTGCCTGCTGCGTCGCACAGTGTCAGTGATACCAAGCGGGCTCTGACGTTCTCCATGCGACCTTCTTTGCCGATCAGGCTCGCTTCAAAGGCATCCCGGTCTGCTCCGGTCATCGTTCGCACCATGACATCACCTCCCCACTCTGGAACGGCAATGCATTCCAGCGGCAGATCATTGGCGGCAAGGATGGATTCTTTGCTTAGCAGGTTCATCGTCTTACGCCTCCGTGATGTCGCCATCGATCTCAATCGTCACCGATGCTTCGACAACAGCATCGACACCACCTTGAACGCTGAACTGGGTGACATACCCGTAAAACGTCCAGACCGTGGGGATGGTGTCCGTAAAAGTGATGCGAAACTGTTGTCGGGTGCGATTGGCTCGGTCGGTTCGCAAGCCGTCGTGCACCGCATTGTCGGGATCAAAGTGCAGCGTAAGCGAGAGCGAGCCCTCATCACGCAGACCCATGCGTTTCTCTTTCGCTGTTGAAGAGAGGTTCGTGACATCAATGACCTGAGCTTGACCACCCGGGCCTTGGAAAGAGACGACGTTCGGTATCGTCTCAAAAGCCGTGGTACCCATTCTGGCAATCGTGATGCCCTGGGCGATGATTGCTGTGCTTGACATGCGTAATCTCCAAAAAAATGGCCCGGATGGGCCGCAATCAGATGTTTGCTAGAAGGGACTAGCGGTAATAGGTGTAGTCAACCGTGATCCGGTAAACGTTGGCTTCGTCATCAAAATCACTGTTGACCATGCGAACATCGGATACGGTATCGATCGCCGCCATGACCGACCCCAGGACATCGTCCTGAAGTTGATTGGCCGCTTGCAGCGTCTTGGCGTATACATCAACTTGCATACGTAGCCGCATCACACCATGCAGGCCGTTAATGCCGATGACCTGCTCAGTGGCTACAGGTGTGTAGACGATGTAGGGAAACGCAGTCTCGGCTGGTGCAATCAGGGCGAAGACGCGCGTCTGCGCCAGATGCTTGATGGCTTGATAAAAATCTTGCATCAGATCTTGGCCAGCTTCTTGGCTTCGGCTTCAATCCGAGATGCCAGTCGGGTTGTGATTGCATCAACCGCTTCTTGCCGCTTGACCTCGAGTGCTGGGCGCAAGAACGGACGAGCCGCCATTTTGATCGTCCCAAATTCAATGAAGCGCCAGTACCAGGCATCCTGGGAGAGATTTTTCTTCTTGCCTTGAAACCGGTATTTCTTCCCGTGCCGAACCGTCACAAAGAAGGTCTGACGCGTAAGACTCGATAGCTCCGGGATGTGTTTCATGATGACTGACCTTCTCAAGGTCCCCGGTGGAGGTTGATTCGGCATGGCTTCAGCCGCTTTGGGGGCACGGGATTTGGCTTCATCACGCACGACCTTGGCCCCGGCATACACGGCATTGCGAAGTCCATTTTTGGCAACGCGTGCGGGGAGTTGATGTAAGAGCTTCACCAATTCAGCAACACCCTTGACCTGCATGCGCTCAAACTTAGCCATCATCGATGCCTTCAGACGCAAAGAGAGTGACGAGAACGTTTTCTTCATCCTCGTTGATGCCCCCATGGATTTTGAAGATCCGACCACCGTGCGAGGCCCGGTAATTTGGGAGGTCTCGCAAGTCAGACAACAGCGCCTGG